GCAACCATGGTATCTCTGATCTTGCCTTTGACTTCTACACCCTCGGCTCTAAGCCAACCAAGATCGTACAGTGCATTATGGAACACGAATGTTTTAGTTGTATCTTTACACAACTCCGTTAACCATTGTATTACAGTTTTTCTTGGCATGTTACCTACAGTGTGTGCTATCGGAAAATACCAAGAACTGTCTCCCGCAGCCACAGCAATACCTATAATGTGTCCGTCTTTTCTACACCAGCCAGGTCCAAGTTTTAAAAGATTCTCATCTCTTGTTTCTAAGTCTATAGCTATTGTATCGTACTGTGATAGATCGGGTATAACTTCGGGTGGAGTCCAGTCTGAATCCACATTACCCCATGCCACATCTTTTATGTCTTGCTCCAATAAATGGTATTGGTCACTTGTCATCTTTTTCTTCTGCTCCTAATGCACCATATCCACAGATATCAACCCATGAATCAGTGTGATTTGGTGTGTTTACTAATCTTGAAATCTTCAATGCCAGTAAACAAAGATATACCATCTTCACTGAAACATTGATACCTAATATACTTGACCACATGGTAGCAACTCTCTCATGATTTTCGTAAGCATCTCCATAATCTTTTGCTCTTTCTCCAGTAATCTTGTCATGTGCATTTGCTAAAGTTTTATCTCTTTTCATGGGTAACTCCTTCTTTTTGCTTTTTCTTAAATTAAAAAATTGTTTACTAAATAACTCTTTGTGCAAAGTTCTTAACTCATTAGCTTGTTTTTCACATTTAGTTTTTAAACTAAAGGCAAATCTAGTCTTATCAAATTTATTCCGTAGATCTACAGGTATATGTTGACTAAAATAAAATACATCTCTTTTCTTATATAACGTCATAACTCAAATCCAAACTGTCCAGATTTTTCTATTATGTGTAACTCCTTCTTTGCTCTAGTTACAGCCACATACCAAACTCTCCTCTCGGCATCTTGATCTTCATTCTCTACACATGCTTTTGTCGAGTCTAACAACAATGCTACGTTATCAGCTTCTCCACCCTTCGCTCTGTGGATTGTAGATACACGGATCCTAGGATCTGCCGATAAAATTTTCTCGCCTCTTTTTCTAACAGATACTATGTACGCAGCGACTTGTTCTGATATCTTTAATACATTCTGCCATGTTACAAAGTTATTCGCTGTAAATTCACACAGTCTTTCTAAGTTTCCTAATGAATATGTTTCATCTGGAGGTCTCTCACTGTTAACTTCTGATAAAGAATACATTAACCTTCTGCCTGATTTTGTTATGTATTTCGGATCAATTAATTTTGAAAAAGGTTTTAATAAATCAGCAGGCACTGATTGTCCTCTTTGTAGTTTTAACCAGACCTCTATTGCTACTAGTATGTTTACAGATACAGACCAACCTTCTCCTTCTCTCCAAAACACATAGCCTTCTTCTCTTAGTTTTTGACAGACTTTGTTAGCTATGTAGTTAGTTCTAGTTAAAATTAACCACTCGCCCTCTGTCATATCAACATCAAGAATATCATTATGCCATGTGACAAGTCCTTTTTCTTTTGTTGGTTTCCACGATTTGTCTTCTCTTTTTGTGATTTGATCTGTCAATCCTTCAGCAAAAGTAAACGGATGTTCTGGAACACGGTATGATTTCTTTAGTATGTATTTAGTTTCACTAGCATTAAGAAAATTATTTACATCAACACCCATCCAAGAATAAATTGCTTGGTCATCATCTCCAGCGTAGTAGACTTTTTGAGAGTTAGGAACTAACACTTCTTTAACCATCTTCCATTGCAAAGGAGCCAAGTCTTGTGCTTCGTCTATAATAAGTAAATCAAACTCTGGAGATGTCCCGTTGAATATAAATTTTTCTATCATATCAATAAAATCAAGTTTACCCATTGCTCTCTTATAATTTTTGAAAGCCTTGTCCAATACTAATAGTTGTTGTTTATTTAGACTTTGATCCCAACCTTTGTGAAACTCTTCTTCGAGATCAACTTGTTTAACTCTAGAATACTGTATTAGTGACATATACTTATCGCCACCAGCACCTATATTAAACAGTGGACCTTCTTCTATATTCACTGTCTGTGTGGTTCTAAAATCTAAACCAACAAGTTTACCTAGTTCATTATAGTCACGACCCGACATAACTTCTGATGTACTCAAACCAAGCCAACTGAAAGCAAGAGAGTGCAGAGTTCTAAAATAAATTAAGTCTTTTGAATCCAAACCCTCTATATCTTTTAGTGCTCTAGTCTTTGCTTCTGTTGCAGCTTTTCTACTAAAAGACATGAAACCTATTTTTTTAGGATCAACGTAATGAGCCAGACTACCTTCAACTAATTTAATTAAAGTTGTAGTTTTACCTGTTCCAGGCGGCCCAAATTTTTCAAAATTATTTTCCATTTCTATTTCCTTGTCCTTTGTTTCTACCTGTTGGATCTTTAACCTCGAATGGACATACTCCCTTCGCATTTATCTTTACTGCCTCTGGGTACAATCTCCACAGTTCCTCTTCTAAATATTTTTCTATCAGTTTCTTACCTTCGACACATTCTTGTCTTGTTTTATACACAACTCCAGGTTCCCAAAAACTACACAAGGCATCGCCTCCTCTGTACCTACACTGCTCAACAAAAATCACACAAAAAGCCACCATCATTTCCATTAGAACGGAACCTCCTCTTCTTCGATTGTTATTGGTTTAATCTCAACGTCTGCTCCAAACTCTGGTATCCACCAAACTCTAACAGTTTTCCATTTACCTTGTGATGTTTGAAATTTTTTCACAACAGAACTATCTCCATTGTTTATTTCTTTTAATCTCTCTTGGACTTGTGCTCTTGTATAGTTGTCAAACTTTCTGTTTCTTAAGAACTCCATCAAAGAATCTATTCTAAAATATGTTCTAGATTCCTCTATCTCTGTGTATGGTTTACCTAAAACAACTTCTTCAAAACTCTGTGCTTGTACTCGACCCGTGCAAAATAATTCAAGATACGATAAGAACTGTCCTTTGTATGTTAGTTCTTGTGGCACTGCAATTTCATTGCAGTTCTCAAGCAGTCCGTTAACTTGTACTTCCCAATCGGCATCTTTCATCTTTGGTGGCATGAAGTTCAACTGCTCCATACATGCTCTTTGAAATAGTCTTGGTGCTTGAAGTTCTTCTGTAGTCAACTCAAGTCTTCTACCATCTATGTCCAAGAACCACAGACGAGGCTCTGATAATATAACAGACAAGCCACTGATCGCAGGCATAGATGTTGTGCCAATACCATGTTTCAAACCACGACACACACTCTGATTACAATGTGATGACATGGGTTCTTCTTTACATAGATACTGATATTCTTTTTTCTCTAATGTAGATTGTATTGTAACAATCTCAGATGCAGGCAATGGTGGAGTAAAATGTTTTACATTCAACTGCTCTAACTGCATCTTCCAATCATTCGGAGATGATTTCTGTAGAAAAACACCAAGTTGAAAAGCCGCCTTGTTTCTACCACCCTCAAAGATTCCCATGCTAAGTAAAGATTTAAGGCACGGAACATAACCTGGGAACAAGTTTGGTTTACCACCAACAGATATCTCCATGAATTTTTTAGGATCACATTTTATTTTGTGTACTCTGCTTATAAACTGCTCAAGAGTAGCCTCCACATACTTGGATTTTTCTTTCCAATATGCAAATCTCAAAGTTTTTTCTGCATCAAAGTATGGCAGATTGATGAAGTTCCCCACATCTCCTCGCTCCACCAATACTTGTTCTTGTTTTGGAAATATCTCACAACGTCCATGACCAAGTGCCGCGGCTATCTCGGCAGATTTATCTCTGAAATCGGCAGCTTCCATCCACTCTGTAAAGAAAAAGAATATGTGTGCACCCCCACTTTTACTACGGCACACGATACACGGGACTTTTAACTTGTCTAATTTATCTACTAACTGTTTATGATCTAATGGATATTCATCTATATCAAGAGCACCAAACTTACATTGATTTTGCTCGTTGATTGGTATTGCACCGACACCTTTTCTTCCATCTATGTGCCCTTGCATCAACTCTAATGTCAGTGGTTGTCTTACGATAAATGACTTGGCTTTTTGTTTGCCATTCATTCTTTGGTTGGATACTTCTGTCTGTCCGTGTGCTCCACTAAAACCTTCAAAAGCATATAATAATTCTTCTGTTAAATTCACTCTACACTCCCAAAAAGAAAAACCGTGTAGATGAGTGTGGTATCTACACGGCTAGATTAGTTAGAACGGTACTTCGTCTTTCTCTGCTATCTCATCAGCAGAAGCGGCAGCCATTTTGACTTCCCCTTTAGATACACCTTGATACATATTACGAGCTTCAAGCATCATCTTCTCTATCTCGGGTGTAACGTCATTGATACGATCTAACTTGTAGTTAAACCACTTGCCTTGATCGTTGGCTTCTAACACAGTGGTTAATTGCCAAGCCGTTCCATAAATAGGCATAAGAGCACCACTTGGTAATCTCGCACTATTCTTTAAAGTATTCCATCTACGAGACACTTTTAATTGTGTCTTTTTCATGTCAAGAACACTCGGTGCAATAGTTCCATCGGCAGACTTTGCGATCACTAAATGTTGATGAGTTCTGACTAACTCGTTTCCGTTTGGTAACATCTCGATTGTTCCCTCACGGTTTGTCATTGCTATGTCTTTATCATCT